TTTATTTGACTCATCAGACTTGTAGGTGTCTCCACCTAATTTATGTAACATCTTAGTATTTTTACTATGTAATGTCATCGCCTCGTCATAACCCGGAGAATCTTTAGGAGATAAATATACTACGACTCCAGATTCATTATGTTTTCCAGACATGTCGGCTAGTGCCTTATCCACCGAAGTACCTCTCATAGGTACATCTATATTGTTTTTTTGAATAAGATTGTTCATTTCCTTAGTAATTGCTGTACCGCTAGATCCTGTCAATTCTTTATAGTACACAGGGAGATCATTTAAGTATACTTTATTACCTCCAGCGTTTATGGCTATTAAATTATATTCAGCCAATTGACGTAGTGCTTCTACTCGTTTTTTGTTATGAGATGCATCTAAAAATTTATTCCAATTTCTACTTAATACATCTACTCTGTCAACCATATTGGGGTCGTCTGTTTTTTTCTGAGTGCTAAGTACAATCTTATCTAAAATTTGTTTGTCTTTCTTCACACCAGCGTTTTGGAATTTTTTTAGATCCGGATCAGATGTTGTATCTTCATCACTCTGTTCTTTTTCTAAATCCTCTATTTCACCTGGTGTTAGCATATCTTTACGGTATGTTTTTCCTCCAACTGTTAATTCATCTTCTTTACTAACATCATCTGGGAATTCCGTAGTCTTATTATTACCCTTTAATTTGGCGAGTTCTAATTCGGCTGCCTTATATACTTTAGTAGAATCCTCTTTATCCAAAGCCGATTTAATTTTAATCATGTTACCGGTATCGGGATCTTTGATTTTTTTATCCAACAATTCTTCATAATCGTTGTCATCTAAGTCTTTAGATTTTTTGTCTTCTTCCGATTCTTTTTCACTTAACAAACTTGTGAATTCCATGATGAAATCTTCTGGTAATTCTAATGTTTGTAATGCTTCTCGTAAGTGATATAGGTGGTCTAAATTAGTTACGTCTGGATTTGTTGGATCTTCTAATCTCCATAACCATTCTCGTAAAATATCATCTATCAGGTTTGGTTCCATATTATGTCCTTAGGTTTTTCATGGTGTGATAATCTCGTCCATATTTAAGTTTAATTGGATAATTACCATATTCCATTATTTCTGTTAGGTCTTTGATAAGTTTCTTCCCATCTGGTAAATAAAAGTCTAATAAAAAACTATCATACGTGTATAAAATCAATTTAGTTTTTTTATCTTTTAAGTACTCGAATATTTTATTTATTGTAATAGAATTTTTCTCAGTTTCGAACAGTTGAATATCATAATTAAATAATTTTTGTCTATTGAAACTGCCGTCCGGTGTTATAGTCCTATCAAATATTTTAGATTTTATATAACCGTTGGAGTTAACTTCATTCCATATAGTATATATATATTCATCTACAACTTTAAAGAAAGAAATCTCCTTAAATTCCTTAGAAATTCCACCGTATAGTAATTGAAAAGTTAAATCCTTAGATTGTTTGTATTCTTCGTCTGTAAGTGTATATTTTAGGAAGTATTGTTTACCTAAATATTCATGAACACTTATACCATCAGGAAATTTATAGTTTATTAGTTCAGCTATTAGACGTATATGGAATGCATCGTAATCCATTTCTACTAATACTCCATCACAACCAAATCTACTTGTTAGGACACCACGTTCTCCATTGTCCTTTTTAAGTGCTGCGAAATTTATCCCACCGAAACTATTAGAGGGTCGTCCTGTTGCTGTAAAAATATTATAGTTTGTATATACGTAACCATTACCACTCCAATGATTAGCCTCCTTGTCTTTGAAGAACTCCTTAAACCTCTGGTAATCGACGAACACACCCGACTGTTCTATGTTTTTAAAATTTTGGATGATTGTATCGTTATAGGAAATAAAAGTGGTTGTATTTAAGGTATCCTGGTATTTTTCTACTATTTGTAATGCTTTTTCCTTCAACTCATCACACAGTTCCTTATGTTTTAATAATGGAATGATACTATTTACATTATCTAAATCGTAATACTTTTGCTTAAAAAAGTGATGTGTTGGTGTTTCATAAAATTCTACATCGAATTGATTTTTTGTTCCAAAGTAATATAATAAATTAACATCGACTACATTTTCAAATTCATATGTATGTAATAATGTTTTTTTATCAAACGAATATTTAGTATGAGGTGTGTTCAATTGTTCTAGAATATCAATAGTATATGTATCCTCGATTTTTTCACCGTGGTCAAAAACAAGTATGAATTCTTCGTCCGATTCTAAAGTATAAACATATAACAGAGATAATGTAGTATTGAGAGAATGTTTCTTTTGACTTTTGAATATGGGGTGAATAAAAATATCAGACTTACTCACTTGTTCTAAAAAATAACTTAACTCATCTTTTGTTTCGATAATCATATTGTAAATATAGTGAAAAATAACTTAAAAACCAAATATTAAATATAACTAGCAAATTGTCCTAAATTACTAAGTGTACCACGAATGTTGGACATTTCTTTTTCTTTTAAGGATATAGTTCTATAATTTGTATCATCGACTCCGTAAGCAGTAATTTGACCTCCGTTCATTACATCGTATCTCGGACCCGTTAATTTCCATTGTAATTTAATACCTAAATAGTATAAATTATTGATACCACTATTAGGTTTTAAATAAGATTCGTATTGTTTCTTATCTACTTCGATAATACCAGAACTTTTATCATTTCGTTTTTTAACAAAGTATCTATCTACAAAGCCTTTTGTATAATCACTGGTTTTTAATAATGGAAAATATGGTTTAGGAGCTTTGTATGTTTCCTTCAAATATCCATTTTTCAAATTGTAATACGTTATATAATTTGGGTCTGGATTATATTGTAATAATGGGATGGATAATTCGTCGTGAGAATGACCTGAGAATATTTGTTCTTCTATGAAGTGATAAAATCCTTTATACTCTACTCCATTAAAATCCATATATTCTAACCCATCAGTTTTACTGAGGTTCTTTACATAATCTTTTATATTTCCAGGTAAGTATCTCATTTTTATTTCCCGGGTTCGTCATATCGTATACTAAAACCAGTATCATAAGTAAAATTAGAACCGGCTTGTCTTGTGTCATCTTCGACCTGATCCTCGTTTCTAGCTATAAACGGAGATAATTTTGTTATATATTCAGTTTTTACTCTCATTATAGTTTCTAAACTTGTCTCCCATGTATCTTTACTTACTGTATGCGATACATTTGTTACTTGAAAATAAGTATTTTTATCATACCGAGATGGTTTGTAATCGATATCTATAGCGTTTCCAAACTTTATTCCAGAAATTCCATCTAATGTTAAACCTAATTTTAAAGGTAACATTATGAATTGTTTATCAGATGCAACTTTACCATTGGAACCTTTGTTTTCTATTACCCACTTATTCATTGCTGTGATAGCTCGTTGAGATGTGTCATCGGTTCGTTTACCATATACATCACTTAATGCTGTTTTTAAATTTTGTTTCACATCGAACTTTACACTTGATGTATTTGTAGTCTTAGTTTTTTGTTTAGAACTGGAAGATTTTAATTTACCATTTGCAATATCTGTAACCGAATCTCTATATAGTTTGTAACCATACGTAGAAGTATCACCAATGTCTTGACTTTCTTCATCCTTTGTAGAACCATACATCATCATTGCTTTAATCTTTTGATCTACATCGGTATTAAAAGTTACATTTTTAACGATACTATTTTTATTATATACTTTGAATTTATATTCCTTAATTTGTTCTTCCGTTATTGTCTTAGCATCTACTACATATAGGATTTCTGGATCTTCTTCATCTATCATCAATTGGAATTCCCACATATTACCACATACCTTACTAATACCGTTTAACATCGAAGTTAAAAATTCACTTAGTGTTTCAGACTCGTGAAATATAGTAAATACAAACTCAATATCTACTAATATATCTGTTAACTTTACTTTATAGTTGTCTTGGTTAAAACTAGTTATCAAATTTTGATCTATGAGTACTTTATCTGGAGTGGGTAATATACAAATATACGGATCTCCGGATTGTAAATTCGGAACATGATTGATCAAACCATATTGTTGTTCGTTGAAAACTTTATCGGATTTTACAATTGGGAATATTTTATTATTTCGTATTTCAGAAGTAAAGCATAAATTATTGGTAATGATGTTTTCCAAATACCCCCAAGTGATAAAATAACGAGCATTATTATTACTCGAAATTGCCGATAATTTACCATCAGTTATTGAATCGTAATCGGCTTGAAATCCAGTCAACCCTGGAGTGGATGGGGCCGAATTTAGTGTTCTCTGTTTGTTTTTTTCTTTTCGTTCTTTCTTATCCTGTTTCAACTCATCGTCAGTCTTATACGTCGATTTTTGTTCCTTTCCGTTTACGATTAATACTTGACCAATAACTTTTTCGTTGTCTGTTAGAATATTATTCTCAGCTGAATTCAGTTTATCCTTAAAAGTTTTTAAACTTACAACGAAATCTTCTTTTATAGTGTTTAGTGTTTTTCCATCGTCGTTTTGTTCATACGTTTGATTTCCACTCTTACCATGTATGTTTATTGCTAATAATACATCAGTTCTGGAAGTTAATGTGACGGAGCAATCGAATCCACCATCGTCCCTTAATGTCCAAGAAAAATCTACGATTGGTCCTTGTAACCCATCGTAATGCCCGTCGGAACTATAAATATTTTTACTTATTTTTTTAGTACGGTCTGTAACGTGTGTGGGTGATTCCGATGACATATTCACAGTGACAGGTTCACCATCTAAATCCATACTCCATCCCCATTCGAGTAAGCACGTAATTCCAGGTGTCATATATAATTTTTCTAATATATTTAATTGATATTGGTCCCAACAAACAAAGTTAATTACTGCTTCACGTAATGCACCTAAGGAACCTTTATTCTGTACACTTATATCGATGATACCAGGTAATGGTCTATTATCCGTTGTATATGATATACCACTGGACTTTAACTGCCAAGTTTTACGTAGATCCTCATTCTTACCAATTCGTGCCATGGAGGTTAGACGAATCCAAGGAGTCTTACGACTATAACTGGCCATGTTCTCTGTATTTGAGAGGTCTTGACGTGCTGTTAATGTATCTGTAATTTTAGTATTTACCGTAGATAGAAAAAGACCCATTACATTCCTTCGTTTAGTTGTTCTGTATCATTGTCAAATTCTTGGTTGTTCTTTGGAATCCTAATCTGTATTCCTATTGGTACGTTCAACGTACCCTTTCCTAAATTATTTGCTTGTGCAATAACTACCCAATCTGTTGCGTTTCCATAATATTTAGTAGCATAATAATCTAATCTATCTCCTCGTTTGGATACAATATAAATATCTCCTACCTGTTTTTCTATTTTAGGATATATCGTTGTTTCTTGATATCTCTTACCAAGAACATCTTTTAGTATTTTACTATATTTATATCTTCTACTCATAATTAACTGGCTCCTTGTCCAAAGTAAGATACTCCTTTTTGTGGAACTACCCTACATATAATATCAAACGATATATTAACTTTAATATACATGGGTTCTTGTCTATCTATATCCCATACATAATCATCATCTATATTGTAATCTAATGAACTTATATATCCGGGTTCGTTGTTAATATAATTTCCAACTCTTAATTTTACGATTGGACCTACCATATGACCGGCCTTAAATTCTGGAGATGTCATGTTAGCCAATTGATTTAACTTTTCATAAATAGTGTCCATTTCTTTTAATGAATTAGATGCTATGATAAATGTAAATGTTACTGCTCGTTTCACTCCTTTGTATGTATAAACGGAATCAGGTCTTCCTACATAATCGGATGAGACCCATTCCGGAGAGAAGTTATTAGATAATCCCATTATTATAGCCCGGAACTGTAACGGTAGTTCATCTGTTCCATAATATGTAAATTGTAATTTGATGAAGTCATCTTGGTCGTTATTACTTTTACCGTTACCGTCTGGAGATTCGTCTGGTAAATAAATTGGATCCGTACCTACTGCTGGTATATTATATTTAGTGTGATAATTTTCCTCTGTGTAATTAACTCGAGTTGGTTCTTTACGAAAATCCACATATTTTTCTTTTGGTGATACTGGAAAATTACCTTCTTTTGTATTATATTGACCACCGTTTTGTTCAGAATTTTCAGTAAGATCACCTAATTGTTGATATGTATTATATTTTTGAATTTCAAATGGAGTAAGTATGTTACCTAATTTATATCGGTTACCATGAGGATCTACAGAACCGTATGTTCCTGGTTGGCCAGATGTATTTGGATTTTCGTATAAATCTACTCGTTCGTCGTTTATTTTTCCGTAATACGGATCTCCGAGGTCAGTCTTCTTATCGAAAGGTGTCATATATCTAAATCCATCAACTGTACTATATATGTTTAGATCATTAACTGGATTACCAATGGTATATGAACGAATAGTTGTTTGACCTACTCCAAACAAAGATTTAGGACCCATTAGTCCAGATAGTTCTTCTATAGGCATTCCGCTGAACTGGTTTTTTATAATATCGCGAATACCCTTACTACCGAATTTAAGTTTGTCAAGTGATACTTCGTCTGAACTTTTGTTAAGACCAAGTTCTCTCCATATTTTTATCAATCTGTTACCAGACTTGTAAGTATTTTTGGTATTTGTATATTTAGTTACTTGTTCATAATTTAGATTTAAACCTTGTATCCCATGTCTCGGTATATGAACACCAAAAGGGGCTCCAGAAACATTACTTAAAAGTTGAGCAGGATTAAAAATTCTAGTTCCTTGTAGAGCAACTTTATGACTTTTAGGTTGAGATAATTGTAACCCAGTTTGTTCTCCTATAAATAAAAGTCCTTTTGGAGAAGTTAAAAACTTAGTCATTCGTTTAGTATCTTCAGCCGATCTAGTTAATAGAAGTGGTTTTTTCAATCCGTTTCCAATATCCCTATAAATGCTAGGTAAATTATCTCGTTTGTAATTATTATACTCAGATTGTAATGTTTCTTTACTTGTATCGATAGGCACAAAACCTGTATTGGACTTATAATTAACACTTTTGTATTTTTTATAAGCATCTGTAATTTTGTAGTCCTGTATATTTGGTATAATAGGACGAGGACTATCAGCTAAATTTGTTGTGGGTGTTCTAAGTGCCATTTAGTTCTCCAATGATCTAACACTAGATTGGTATTTACCCATCCATGTTCCGATTTTATGTTCGTTTATTTTGATATCGGCTCCCTGTTCCAATAACATACGGATTGCTTTTAATTCTTCTAACATTTCACTGTTTTGTGTTGTGCCTGGTCCGGGTGTGTCTCCTCCACCGGATAGTTTTGCATTGATTGCTGTTAGTCCAGTTACAGCTGCTAATACTGGAAGTAATGGTGCTAACATTAACAGTCCTGTTGCCATAGACATAAAACCTAATCCCATCAATCCAAATCCTTTAGCTATCGCTGGCATTTGGTCAGATAATTCACCTAAGTTTTGTATGTGTGTTGTAAAGCCACCCATTGGTTTTTCTATTTCTTGTAATGCTTTACCTAAAACCCAAAGTGCTCCAGACATTATCACAAATGCTCCTGCTCCGGCAAGGATTGCTACTGCTCCAATTCCACTTGTCATAAATGTTCCGAGAATAGCTAATATTCCGGTGAATGCTAATAATGCCAAACCTGCTACTGCTAGTGTGGGCCAGACATTTTCAACTTTTGCTATTTCTTGTAATGCTTTTCCAAATATCCAAAGTGCTCCTGCCATTATTGCCATTGCTGCTGCTCCCTGAACTACGGCTTTCATATTTATTTTACCCAGTTTATCCGCTAAACCACTAGCTCCATCACCTACGTTTTCAGTTTTGGTGGGTATGATCTTTTTAACTTTATCACCTAATCCTTTAGATTTAGATAAGAATCCCATTTTTTTCCCAAACCCTTGTAATTTAGTTCCCACTTTTGTTATGGAACCTCCAAGCAACGTCCAGGAATGAAGAAGTGATGCAGTGAAATTAACACTTGCAGCTATCGTTTCTTTGTATTCCATAACACCTTTAACAACGCCTTTTACTTTCATAAATGTCCGTCCCCACATAGTTTCTTGCATGGTGGCTTGGTTATTTAAGTCTGCTTGTTGGGAAATCATTGTTTGCATTTGTCCAACACTTACACCCACAGCTTCAGAAAAGGCTTGTCTTTGTATTACATTTAGATTTTCCCATTCATTTTGACTCATTAAATTATCTACTATCTCTTCTTGCATTCCCTTTAGGTCACCCGCTAATGCAAATTCCCTTGCTTTATTTAGATTAAGAGATTTACCAAGTAATACAGATGCATTCATTTCTGCTTCTATTGAACTTTGTACATCCAATAACCCACTTGATATTCCTTCTACGTCCGAAAGAGATAATCCTAATTGTTTTGCGGCAATTGCTGCGTCATATATATTTTTTCCACCTTCCTTTGAATATTTAGCAAAGAACTCAGCATTTTCAGCTACTTCAGCCATAATTACACCTGCTGGTACTCCTCCCATTTGAGCCATATTCCTATATGATTC